TTTTAGCTCATTATTTTTTGCTATCATTCTATCCAAGTATGTTATAGGAATCAAACCGGTTGTATCTTGAGTAATTGGATTAATATCAACAGGTTCACCTGCACTATTTTCATAATGATGAACTGCGTTATATTGTTCTACATCTGAAAAAACAAGAGTGCGTGCAGCAGTTTGTTCATTTGCCTCAATCAACTCACCAGTACCATGAACTCTTTCAGACCTATAGTTATCTGTGGTTGTCAGTACGATTTGACCTAGGTCTAAGTTTCTTCTCACAACCACACCAGTATTAGTAGAGGTAGTCACTCCTCTTACTCTATCACCAACTAAAAATATATCTGCTATCTCTCCGTCTTGACCAAGTCCGGCTTTGGTTGTTACTACTCTATGTGGATAGTGAGTCTTAGCTTTTTCAAATACGTCTAAGTTTGATAACGGCCAACCAGACTCACGAATATCATTATTTAAAAAATAGAATGTCCAATAATAGTCTACAGTTCCATACAGTTTATATGATAGAACGTCAGGCCTATCACCGTCTTCTATTGTGTATGTTGTATAGAATGAGGTATCATCTATTACTTCATCAATAATATGATTATATGCACTTATATTTTGAAATGGTGTAAATGTAGGCTCATTGCCAAACTTGTATCCGACAAGAGGAAAGTTTTGAAAGTAGTTGCTCATTAGTACCCATACTCCTCGACGTCTTGTCTATTGAGCGGTCTGGACTCGATAAAGTTCATATTAATACTAACGGATTGAAAATTGCCATCAGAGTGTAATGCTTGCCCTGCTGTATTATAAACAGCATTAAATGTTTGAAGATATACCGGTAAGAATTTAATGCCATTAAACGAGCCGTCAGGATCTGCTTTGTTTCTATATTTCATTTTAATTAAAAATCTGTTTGGAAACCTATAACCGTAATTGGTTCCGGTCTGCAGTGCAAGAGCTGAAGGATATAACTCAGTTCTAAAAAACTTAATAATGTCTTTAATTTGTTGAGCTTCTGTGGCTGATGAAGGAATAAGCTCAAATGTAAAGTTAAAGTTACGAATAGGAACTTGTCTAAATAGAGTGCGAACGTTTGGATTAGTGGCAATACCTGTTGCACTTGAGATAGCACTGGAAATTGTTCTTGGTGTAGCCGACTGTGCTGCAAGAGAAGCTATACCAGGACCTACATTACCTGTACCTCTGATCAAAGCCAGAACATCACCGATTTGTCCTGCAAGTTCACCACCAGCTGAAGCTAATGCTCCTTGTAGATTCCCTTGATCCAAATTCAATGCAGATTCTGCTGCTGCTCCTATTCTACCAAGTTCAAAGTTATCGTATGTAACACCATCTTGAATTTGTATCTGCTGTGGTAAAAATAGTGCCACACTGCCAGCAGAAGGATCTGCTACTAATGTATCTTCTCTTAATCTATATGAAGAAGCTTCGTCGGCTACAGATCTATTGGTGGATGCTACTCGTTTAGCGTAGTCATCTAGAATAGCATCAGTGGCCCTATCAGCATCGTCTTGAATTTGCTGCCTAAAAGTCTTTTCTTCACGTAATCCATTTGCAACTGAAGCTAAAGTTTGACCTATGTTCAATCTTGCTGCGTCTTCATCAACAATTTTAAATGTAATTTTGCCAAAATGTTTTTCAATATCATCAATAGGATATCTTAAATTAGGGCCAGTTTTTACAGCAGCCGGTACGTTTCCTGCTGGAGTAAATTGCAATCCTGGATGTGGTGGTAATGCCATAATGCACCTATAAATATGAATTACTGAGAACTATTTATAACCAATCATGGCATATTCTGGAAGATACACAGTCAAAAACCCGTCTAAATATAAAGGCAATTCAAATAACGTGGTGTTTAGATCCATGTGGGAAAGGTATTGCTTTAAATGGTGTGATGAATCAAGCAATGTAAAGTACTGGTCCAGTGAAGAGACTGTAGTGCCATACTTTTATGAGGTTGATAAGAAATATCATCGATACTTTATTGATTTAAAAGTCACCTTTACTAATGGTGAAACATGGTTAATAGAAATTAAACCACACAAACAAACATTGCCACCTGATTATCCAGGTAAAAGAACAAAACGATATATCAATGAGAGTATAGAATATGTACGCAACCAATGCAAATGGAAGGCAGCAAATAACTATGCATTGGATCGTGGGTATAAGTTTTCTGTATGGACAGAAGAAACACTTGAAAAGTTAGGCATTAAACCCAAATCAACTAAACCATTAAAACCATATAGAAGAAGAAAGAAATGACAATACGCATTGATGGTTCTGATCCTATTATGTTTTTTCATTTACCTAAGACTGCAGGTATGTCTATTAGTTACTGGTTAATAGATAATGCGAATGGTAAATGGTTTCCAAGTCCCAATACATTTGGCTCCAAGCACGCTGATGAAAAGAGAGTACGCAATTGGCTAGGTAAAAAAAAGCAGCCATTGGGTACTGCAGTAATGGTTATTCGAAATCCTTGGGACAGATGTGTAAGTGCGTGGAAGTACTGGACTCGGCGTGGTCTAGTTAAACCTATGGAATTTGACGAATGGGTGTACAGTGATTGGAAGCTTGCTGAGAAGCAAGCAGTAGATTATTTTTTACCAACTACTAAACCTGTATGGTTAAGATATGAAAACCTTGATCAAGACATTAAATGGTTTGAAAAAAAGCTAGGAAAAGAATTTAGTACACTTGAAAGACACAACAGTGCAGAATCAGATAAACACTGGAGAGAGTACTATACGCCCAAATTAAGAGATAAAGTCTCAGAAAGACACAATAAAGACATTACATATTTCGGCTACACATTCGACTAAAAGCGATATAAATACTGTCATGGCTAGTTTATTTCAGACATTGGAACTCGAAGCGTTCCGCAAAGGCATAACACCAAGATCGCGTGAATCACGAGAGTGGTTCCGTAGAAGGGCTGGTAATATGCGCGGTATAAATCGTCGTGGCATGTTGCTTGACGATGCAGTTAAACTAGGTAGTAGACCGTACCCTGGTCGTATGTACATGTTCTATTATGATCCGAAGACCAAAGACACTCTTCCTTACTACGATAGATTCCCATTGGTGATTATGGTCGGTAAAGCTGAAGGTGGATTTTATGGGTTGAATCTACATTATATTTCTCCAGTGCATAGAGCTAAATTACTTGATGCACTATTAGATATTACAAATAATTCAAAATACGATGAATCTACAAGATTCCAAATATCATATAATATGTTACAGAAGGCTGCAAAGTACAAATACTTTAAACCTTGTTTTAAACACTATCTTACAGCACACGTTAGAAGCCGTTTTGCACAAGTACCTGCTCCTGAGTGGGAGATTGCCACATTCCTGCCTATGGCAGACTGGGAAAAATCAAGTGCAACTGCAATCTACAAAGCTTCATCGAGGATGTATTAATGAACGTTGACGCACTCAAAGCTCAAGTCACTGCTGGTGGAGGTCCTGCACGACCTAACTATTACATGGTACAGATGCCTAGCATTGGTACTTTAAGTGGTAGAGAATTGAATCTATTGACTCAAACTGTATCTCTTCCAGGTCGACAAATCATGTCAAATGAAAGACGTATAGGCGTAACAACACAAAAAATAGCTTACGGCTATGCAGTAGAAGATGTTACAATGACATTCTTGTGTTTAAATGACTATAAAGTTAAAAAGTACTTTGAGGAATGGCAGAACCTTGCCATCAATCAAGCTACTGGTGAAATAGGATATCATAAAGACTATACTAAAGACGTAGTCATCAAACAACTGAAAAAAGGATTTGGCTTTCCTTTATTCAATTTTAACGTTGGACGAAATATTAAGTTACCATCTGAAATCACAAACAGATTACCTAAAGTTGGGCCTATTGATTTTGCACAGGGTGAGATCGATGTAGACTTTATTACTGAGGGTGATACTATATACGAATGTAAATTATATGATGCGTATCCAACAACATTACAAGCAGTTGAACTTGGCGACGGTAATACTGACTCTATCGTTCAAATTTCAATTCAACTGTCATATCGTAACTGGGAAGGCAAGTTCCCACAAATTCAATCTAAACTAGGTACTCAAATTGTTGGTACCGCATTGACAAACATAGCGAGTCGTGTATTTTAAAGGATGAAATATTATGGCATTACCTAAGATTAATGACAAACCAAAGTATAGTTTAACTATTCCATCAACAGGTGAAACTGTACGTTTTAGACCTTACCTCGTCAAAGAGGAAAAGGTTCTC